GTCACAGTGATGACATACAAGAACTACGATGAGGCAGCCAAGCGATTCAACGAGGTTGCGGCAGACATCGACCTTTCAGTGACTGCAGAGACAGAGCGCAAAGTTACCTGCTCTTACTGCAAAAAGTAACTAGGCCAAGACGCGGCCTTCGCTGAGGTTCTGCCTCACCGCGCCTACGACATTGCGTACTGCGGCTGCAGAGGATGGGACTAATGAGTAAGAAGTTTACGGTATCACGCCAACTCTCGGTAAATGGAAACCCACCAATAAAAATCACCTACCGATACCAAGTGTCGGCAGAAACTCCAGAGGAAGCGTGCGGCATCATCGCAGGCGACTGGAGTATCTCACTATCTAAGTTCAACAACTACCCACAAGACCTAACATCAGCCGACGTCATCAGGTTCGTTGGCGACTACGCAGCAGAGGAAGTGCAAAATGACTAAAGACGAACTACTAGCAAAAATCCAAGAAATCTGCCCAAACGCTATTCTCGTAAAAACCGAAGATGGCGGCGAAGAAATCTGTATCGCCACCGGCTTAGTTGAGTACAGCGAAGGCAAAGAACTAATCTCTATTGAGGACTACAACCCAGAACCTGCAGGCAAAGCCAACCAAGAGGCTCACTACTTTGCGGAAGACGGAAACTACGGTGATGCAAATAATCTAACCATCATCGAGACCTCTAGCTGGAACGAGAACGACTGGGAAGAAATCGATGAGACCCCAGACTGGGACCGTCCAAGAACTGCAAAAATCATCAACAACAAGTACAAGAAGAACTAAGGAGAACCCATGTCACAGTTTGCGGCAATCATGTCAACCGATGGTGCGGTACAAGTTGTACCATTCGTCGACAACCAACTAAGAACCCTGCAAGACGCGGTTGGAGGTTACGTCGAGGCAATCACGCTAGCACCAGACCTCATCATGTGGGTCAATGAAGATGGCAAAATGACTAAGCTTCCATTCAACCAAGCGGCTACATCTATTTTCATCAAGCATCGCGGAGGCTCAGACTACATCGTTGGTCAGGTCGTCTTCACTGGAGGCAACGATTCTAATGGAGACACACTTGGAATCAGCGAGGTCCAGATTCAGCAGCTCAAGACCTATGCGGCTATGTCGAAAGTCGACTAAAAACTTTTTCAAAAAAGTTTCAAAATAAGTGTACTTTCTGAAGCAAAGCATGGTATAATGGTATTACGGCGAAAGCCTCAAACGACAAAATGAAGGAGTCAACATGACTACTAACGAAAACAGCAAGATGAAGACCATCACAATCACCACCGCAGCCATCGACTTCGGCGACTGGAAGCTGGAAGCTTCAGGACAACTAGAAGAGTTCTACGACTGGAGATTCGAAATGAGTTTCAAAGGCGTAATCTCAAGCAGAGACTGGACAACTAACGAGTACTTCGGCGACCAGGAAGAACTCGAAGAGTACATGTGGGAAGAAGTCCAGCGACTAAACAAGAAGTACTCTTCATGTGTCTTCACCGAGACCACCGAAGAAGTCGAAAACGAAGACTACGAAGAAGACGAGGAGTAGACCATGAGCGAAAAGAAAATCTACAACTTCAGGTTCGACGTGGTCGAATCGTGGAAGGCCTCGTTCGAGGCGAGTAGCGATGAAGAGGCTGCGGCACTCTACAAGCAACTAGTTGATGGCGACATCAATGGCGACGAACTTCCTGAGTATTTTGAAAGTAACAAAGGCATTGACAACGAGTACTACGGTCTCGAGGATGCGGCAGGAAACGTAATCCAAGTCGAGGACGACTAAACTTCCAAAAAAGTTTTACAAATCTGTGTACATCTGAAGCATTACAAGGTATAATGGTATTACTAGGAAAATCTAGTAACGACGAAATGAGGAACTTATGAACAAATACACAATCAGACGTTTCATTGCAAGCATTATCACCGTACCGCTAGCCTATGTAGGTTACTTGCTACTTTGGGTAGTTCTCATTGGGCTAGGTGCGGAAGGACGATTCTCTGACTTTCAGATGAACCTTCCTTACATCGCGTTCGCTTGGGTTCTTGGTTGGACACTGATTCCAGACATTGAACGCTTCATGGCGAGACGCGAAGACCAGCGTGACTAAGCGGCAGCCGTTCTATGAGCGCGGCTACCGCAAAGTCAAGGAAGCCATGTACGCAGCCACTGAGGTGGCAAACCGTGGTGGCTTCCTTGGCTGGCTAGGTAGAGCAACCTATCTGGCCATCTGGTCGACAATGCTCATAATCATTTGCACCATCTGGCTGCTCACATTGGGTGGCAAACTAATCAAACAAGACAATGACACTAAGGAGTCAAAATGACTGAAGAAATCAAAACCACTGAGCCTGCAGCAAAAATCAAAAAGGTTCCAGTAAAGAACCGAACCAGAACCGAAACCGTTCCAAAGCTTGGACCTGGTGTCGAGCTTCCTGCAGGATACGTTCCTGCCTACTACCGTAAGCGTCACGGCCTCTTGGTCCTTCGCACGGCTGAGCAGAAAGACTACCTAGTGTTCAGCATCAAGACTGGAGAGTTCGTTTCAGTTCGCAACACCCGAGAAGCTTCAAACCTCATGGCAGCGATTGCAAGAGGCTTAAAGAGCCTTTCTACAGCGGCCTAATGATAAAGTGGTCTAATCCTGAAGTCGATAATCAGGATTAGGGAGACCGGACAATAAACAGCTAAGTACTAACGCAAGGAAAGGTAGGCTGCTAAATGAAATGGTTATCAACACTAGTATTCGTATCGGTGGTTGTTCTTGGAGGAAACTATCCAGAAACACCAGCAGACGCGGAGGTCCGAACGCCTAGCGGCGTAAAGGTCATCGCTAATGAAACCGAACCGAAGACGTTCTTCCAAGAAGTTTTGGATGGAGATACTTCCAAACCAAAAACTTTCTTAGAAAACCTGGCCGAAAGAAAGCAAACGCTTCTTGAACAGGCTGCGGAAGAACAGGCTCAGCGAATACAAAACACATTGGAAATGCGGAAGACACTCCAAACCCTTAGGAAAACTGCTGGACGTACTTGGTATGTCTATAGTGGTGTAACTCCTCAGGGTTGGGATTGCTCTGGGCTTGTTTACTGGACGTATCAGCAAATAGGTATCACGCTGAAACATTCAGCTACTGCGCAATCAAAGGCAGGAACACGCACCACAGATCCGATGCCAGGAGACATAGTAGCTTTCCACTACGGGAACAAGGAATCTTCGTTCCACACTGGAATCTACCTAGGCAATGGAAAGTTCATTCATGCTTACCGACTCGGTATGCGGACAGTGATTGATTCAGTTGCGGATGTGTCCGAAGGAAACGGAAATGCCAAGGTTACATACACCCGGATTATCGACCAGGAGCCTTCACTTCCGTAGGTAGTGAGGAGTGCCGTCAACTATTTAGGTAGTTGGCGGCATTCTTCATTTGCGCGGCAGAAAAACTTTTTTAGAAATCTTTAGAAAATGTGTACGTTTGCTTCAAATACAAGGTATAATAGTCTTATCAGGAAAACCTGATGCAAACGACAAAAGGAGATTCACATGGCAACTACAAAAGACATCGCAACAGTAACCGTCACAGTAACCGACATCCACACCGGCGAAGAGATTCACCCAGTCTATGAAGCTTACGGCTACGAGAAGTTCCAATACTTCGTCGACTGGTACAAGGAAAACCTTGGCGAAAATAAAATCGCACGAGTAAAGGGAATCGCCTACGAAGATGGAAACAGCATCGTTGTAGCAAGCGAGTTCGTTGGGGCGAAGATTCCAGCTATCTTCTAATCGCTCATAAAGTCTCCCTAGGCGAGGTAGGATTCTTCTATCGAACCTAGGGAGATTTTTTATGTCGATTCACAAACCTCATTACGCACCAGAAATCACTGACACTTCAGGTTGGTTCCGCAACCTCTCTACCGACAAACTGCATTGCGGCCTGTGCCTACCTGCTTCTGTTGCGTTGGTGCGGCAGGCTGAACCGATGCGTAGGTACTTGAACACAAAGCTTGGAGACTTCTACGTTCTGCAGTCTTTCCAAATCGAAGGACTCGCTCCAAAAGAAATCGAAGAGCATAAAGCCTGTGCGGAGTAGTTTAGTTAGAATCAAAACTGACTAAAGGAAAAATAATGACAGCTAGACTTCAAGCACGCGAACTTATACTGATGGTCCTTATGGTTGAGGATTCACAAGGTTGGAACATTCGTGGCTTCACAACCGAACAGCTCAAGGAACTCTACGACGCGATTGAGCTTGCGGACTTTGGCCGAGGTTCTAAACATCTCAATAAGCTGAGAATCAGAGTCATAGGTGAACTACTCATCCGCGGTGAAGTAACGTACAAATAAACCGTTACCAAAATCTTATAAAAATCTTTCGTAAATAGTGTACTTTTTGCTTCAATACAAGGTATAATGATTATGTGGTAAAAACCACAAACGACGAAAGGACACATTATGGCTGGAAACTTTTTCATTGAGACTATCACAAAGCTAGCAAAGTGCGACGAGGCTGAGGCAAAAATCATTCTTGAAGTAATCGACAATGAGGCGCTAGTTGAGAGTTGGTCAAACGGAACTAACCGCGACTTCAAAATCGCAATCAACTATGCACGCATGTACATCAACAACGGCTTCAGCTGGGAATAGGAGAAATCATGAGTGATAACTATCCAGAGGGTTCGATGCGGGGTTCAGGAATCTACGCGAAGGAAGTCTCGTATGACGAGTTCGATTGTGAGAACGAGGAGTGCGGCAAGACTAACGAGGCAGGTGACACGGTCACCGATGACTGGGGAAACTACACCATCGAGTGTGAGTTCTGCGGTTCGACTTACCGAGAGTCTTCGCTAAGTGAAGACCGAGACGATTACGAAGCAGACCGAGACGACGACCGTGACTCGTATTACGATGACTAAGAGGAGAGAATCATGAGTGACCTAAAAAACTTACAAATACTAAATGCTGACTTCCACCGAAACGGAGTAGGCGGCGCGCCATTCAAAGTTGCGCTAGTCGACGACCCGAGTGATGGAGACGTGAAGCTCGTCATCATGTTTGAGGAACGCTACCACACTGCGGTGCTTTCTCTAGACAAGCTGATTCAGAACGAAGACATCGAGTTCGGTTCGAACTCCTATCGCGGAGACCGTTTCGATGACGAACTTCGACCTGAGCTTTGGCCTCAAGATGGTGAGGAGTAATCATGGACGTTGGACTAATCATTGGCATTGTGCTTGGACTAATCATTCTTGTAGGTCTGGTGTTTGCGGCTTTCGTAGCCATTACTCTGCTAGAGGCAGCGTTTAGCGGCTTCAATGAACTTGAGTATGACGATGAAGACGATGACATTCTAGACGAGACCAACCACATCCGCCCACTACTTGGTGTCGTTCACCCGAAGGAGAAATAATGAGACTATTACTTGCTCGCCTACGCGAACTAGTTTGGCCTGCGGTAATTGCTGCGGTGCTTGGACCACTAGCCATAATCACTGCTATTGTGTCACCTGATTCTGTTGCTCTAGTCATGGCATTAGGTTCGACAGCAATCACCATGGCTACATTGGCAAATCGCGCATAAAACCAAAAAACCAAAACGTTATAAAAACTTGTAAATGAAGTGTACATTTGCAAAATAATAAGGTATAATGGTTACATGCAGCAAACAACAGCTGCGGAAACGAGGACAAAATGACGATGCTAACTTTCTTTGAAGCTTCACCAAAACAGATTCAATTCATCACCGACCTAATCGACAAGAAGAACCTTGGCGAGACGGCACGAGCAGTAACCGTTCTAGCAAAGATTGCGGACAACAAGCTTGACAAGCAGGAAGCTTCTAAGCTTATCGACGAGCTCATCGTTGCAAAGCCACTAGTAACTGCAACTTCAACCATGTCTGCGGCTGGCAAGTTGCAGAACCTTCTAGGAGAAGTTCCAAAGGCGAAGTATGCAGTTCCGATGGATGAAATCGACCTTGCTATCGATGAAAACGTGAATGGCGACATTCTTTTCGTTGAAGTACGTGAGTACATGAATGTGCTTTACATGCGTCGACTACACGGTTCACCAGGAAGCTTCAACCGCTCGAAGCTCAGTTTCAAGGACACCGAGTTGCTAATCAACTTGGTCAAGAAGAACCCGCTGAAGTACACTCAGCTCTTCGGTGAAGTTCACAGCTGCTGCGGTAAGTGCGGTGCGGAGTTGACCGACCAAATCAGCCGAGACCTAAAGCTTGGTCCACGCTGCCGCAAAGAGTTTGGATTCAAAATGTAGTTGCGTACGCAACTCACGGAAGGCGGGGGAAGTTCCTCCGCTTTCCACTTTCAATTGACAAAATGACAAAAAGAAAAGGAGTGATGCCCTATGTGGATTTTCACCGAAACAGGATTCATCAGCGCAGTAGCGCACCGAGACGACCAGCGATTCATGATGGTCCGAGCACGAGACAAGCAGTCGCTTGAAGAGCTAGCGCTCATGTCTCAAACCGAAATCGAGTATTCACCTAATGCGGATTACTCATGGAGAACCGTAGTCCACAAGCAAGACCTTTACGGATTCATGGAGAATGCAATCTCGGCAGCGGACTATGACAACTTCAAGAACAGAGTTTACAAAACTCGAGGTAGCAGGTTCGTTGAGGCTTTGCACCACGTTTGGGAAATCATGCACAACGTTGAAGACGAAGCTGCAAAGAAGCGATGGGCTCGTGCGGCATACGAGGACGAGCTAGCGAATGAGTACGAACCTAAGCACTAGCAAGTCTGCGGCTAAAGTTATAGCCGTCTTCTTGCTGCTGTGTCTGCTGTTTGCACCTTCGCGCTCAAACAGAGAGGCTGAGACTGAGGTAGCTGTAAAACCAAGCCAGATACCTTCGGTCTCTGCCACAGCAAAAACCGATCTATCCTTGCTAAAGCTCAAACCTGCTCCTGCCCCTAAAGCTTGGTTCGCAGGGAAAAAGATTCTTTCCTCTCGCGAGCTATCGTATCTGCTGTATCAGGCAGGATTCAGAGGAAAAGAACACAGGCTTGCTTGGATCGTTGCTATGGGCGAATCAACAGGAAGACCAAAGTCTTTTAATGGACATTGTTGCCATGGACTTTTCCAAATCAACATGGCTGGAGCACTAAAAGTCGACAGGATGCAGAGATATGGGTTGAAATCAGTTGCGGAGCTCTACAATCCACTGGTGAACAGCAGGGTTGCTTTCAAGATGTCAAAGAAAGGCACTAACTGGTCAGCTTGGTCAGTAAATCCACACAAGAGGTCAGGGTCAGAATACCCTGGAATCGTAACTCGACTGTCAAAGTAACAGGTAAAATAATCAACATGACTGAAGAAAACCTAAATCCAGAAGAAATCGTTGCAGAGGTAGAAGAAGTTCTAGCCCCTGCCGAGGCCCCTGTCGTAGAACCTCTAGCTGAAGCTGCGGTTGAGGAAGTAAAGGTAGCAGAGGTAGCAGAGGTACCAGCCCCAAAGCCTGCGCCTGCTAAACCTGCACCTGTAAAGCAAGAACAGAAGTACGCGGCCCCTATTGCTGTTACTCTAGATGACATTGCAAATGCACAACCTACTCCTGCTGGCCCTGCAGTTGTGAGCAACAACGAGGTTGATGATGTAGTTTTGGCAAAAATCATCTACAAAAACCTTTACGCACGCAAGAGCCTAAGTGTTCACCACGTACAGCGTCGACTTATTGAGCTTGGTTACACAGAAGCTGGTAAGGATAAAGACGGTTACTACGGTGACCACACCAAATCAGCTGTTACACGCTTCCAAGGCGAGAACAAGATTGAAGGTAACGGCATGGCAGATGCTAAAACCTTGACCCTTCTCTTCACTGGTGACCCAAACGTAAACCTAGTCCTCTAGTTAGGACAAGAGGAAAGCGCCTGCTTGATTGCGGGCGTTTTCTATTTGGCCGATTACGCGGCCTAGTGTACAATGACCATAAGACGGAATAGGAAATAGGAATCGTATGGCTAAAAGCATAATGGAGCAACTAGCGCTCCTGCCTGAAGACGAGAGAAACCTCATCCTTTCTGGCATGGACCCTGAAACTTTGCTTTGGGACTGGTCAGTTTGGGGCCGCCCTGAGCAGCAACCTCCTGAAGGAAACTGGAACGTTTGGCTTGTGCTTGCAGGTCGTGGCTTTGGAAAGACCAGGCTCGCATCCGAATGGGTTCGAGAGGAAGCCAAGTACACAACTACGGGCCAGAGACGATTCGCACTAGTTGCACGTACTGCGGCCGACGTTCGTGACGTTATCGTTGAAGGTGAATCCGGTATTCTCAATGTTACGCCGCCTTCTGAAAGACCTCACTATGAGCCATCTAAGCGCCGTTTGACGTGGCCAAATGGAAACACTGCCACGTTGTTCACAGCTGATGAACCAGACTCTCTACGTGGTCCACAGTTTACTCACGCTTGGGGTGATGAGGTTGCAGCTTGGAGACAGACCCCGGATGCTGCGGGCATGACGGCCTGGGATAACTTGCGTGTTGGTACACGTCTAGGTCAGTATCCTAAACTTCTCGTGACCACAACACCTAAGCGTGTGCCGATCCTTTACTCACTTCTCAAGGAAGCCGAGAAAGGCGAAATCGTAAAGGTTACTCGCGGATCTACACTAGACAACTCTGGAAACCTCTCGAGTGCGTATCTTGACACCATGCTTGGAATCTACGAAGGAACTGCACTAGCAAAGCAGGAGCTTTACGGTGAGATGTTGAGCGATGTTGATGGTGCGATGTGGACAGAGGAAATCGTTGAAGCATCCAGACAAATGGCACTTCCTCCTGCAACTCCATTACGTCTTATCGGTGTCGACCCGTCTGTTGCTGAGAATCCTAAAGATGAGTGTGGAATCGTGGTTGTATCTTCGACTGCGGACGGCGACTTGTATAAGCGACAGGCATGGGTATTGGAAGACGCCTCTGTCCATGGTTCTCCGACTGTTTGGGCTCAAAAGGTTGTGGACATGGCCAGGAAGTGGGGATGTCCTGTGGTCGCTGAAGTCAACCAGGGAGGTGCGTTGGTGAAGAATGCGATTCACCAAATTGACCCAACTGTTACGGTCCTTGAGGTTCACTCGAAGCAGGGAAAACAGCTACGCGCGGAACCGATTACACTTGCCTATCAACAGGGTCGAGTCCATCACGTAGGCTATCACGTTCATTTGGAATCGCAGATGTATTC